AGTAACATCTGAAGAAAAACTTCCAATTTATTATCCACAAAATTCAACCAACTTAGATTTACCTATTATTGGTGAAACAATAGAAATTGTAGGTAGATATTATAGAAGAATACCTGTTAAGTTTTTAAACCAAGGTAGTGCATCTAAAAATGCAGGAAAAAAACAGTTTGCTGGTTATGATGAAAGTAGTAGTAATAAAGCTTCTTCATATTCAAATGTATCACAAACAGGTACTGCTCAATCAACTCAAGTTAATTCTGGTGGTGGGGAGTATGGTGATTATTTTCAAATTAATAATGTAAACAAATTAAAACTATACGAGGGAGATAATTTATTCCAATCTCGTTTTGGTCAATCAATTCGTTTTAGTGCTTATAATAATGTAGATAATGTTTTAGCTCCAACAATTATTATAAGAAACAGACAAGATTCCAAATCTTTAAATAATTTAAAGATAGGAGATATCACAGAAGAAAATGTTGTAGATGATGGTTCAACAATTGCAATAACAAGTGGAGAATATTTATCAGATTTTGTACCTGGAACATCAGATACTCCATTAGAAACAACTCCTGAAGTATTTGATGATTATCCGAGTGAACTTAAAGGAGACCAAATATTAATTAATAGTGGTAGAATTATATTATCATCTAAAGAATCTGAAATGATGTTCTTTTCTAAAGGCAATTATGGGTTCGTTTCTGATGGTAAATTTAGTATTGATAATGGTAATGATGGAGCATCTATGAATTTTAATGGAGATGTTAGAATTACTACCAATGATAGTAATACATATATTCTTGGAGGAGCTGGAGAAATATATCTTAACACAGAAGAAACAACAGAACCAATTGCAAGAGGACAAACTTTAATTGATTTATTGGAAGAACTAATTGATGCAATAAATAAACAAGTATTTTCAACTCCATCAGGACCAACGGCAGTGGGCCCAAATAACAAAGGAGATTTTAACAAAATAAAATCTAAGTTAGATACTATACTTTCTACACTTAATTATACGGAGTAATTATGTCTTGGAAGATATTTAAAAATAATATGTCTCTTTACATGAAGAATCAAGGAGGTATAAAATCTTCAGATGATTTTGCAAAGAAACTAACTAACGAATATGATATGTGTGTTAGAAGAGGTCTTCAAACTGCAAATCAAGTACCAATCATGACACCCAATAAACAACTAATGCTTACATTGGTTAAAATTGCTTGTAAAATTAGTTTATCAAAAAAAAGTGGGTTACATACATTTATAGATGATATAGGAAAGGGAGTATTAGGATATTGGACAGGGGCAACATTATCAAATACACCACCAATTATTCCAGCAATGGGAGCATTTCAAAATCTTTATACTATAACTGGATTTACAACTGTACCTGGAACTTGGGCACCGGTTGGGCCATTAACTCCAACCGATGATACTAATCTTTTTTTAGATAGATTAGTTGCTAGTTTACAAATACATTCTACTACAATACAAGGAATGTATATAACAATTTCACTATATCCTGGTTTTCCACTAACTCCACCGGCACCTGGAGTACTAATGTGGACAGGGTGGACAATACCATAAAATTAAAGAAGATATATTTATATTAAGAACAATAGATTTCAAAATGAACAACAAACAATTAATAAAAGTAATAAAGACTCTTGTTGAGGCAGAAACTGCCAAACAACAAGAACGTTTTCTATCGAAAACTTTTCCAAAGATATTGGAAGAGGAAGTAAATAAAAGATTAGCAGAGGTGAAGGGAGGTGTAGTCAGCGTTCCCTCTCCGCAAGTAGTTGTAGAGGATGTGGTAGACCCATTTGAACAAGCAGAACTTGCGTTAACGGAACAAAGACAAGCACCAACAAAAAAACTTTCAAACAATCCAATATTGAATGAGGTTTTGAATAATACAAAACCATTTTCAAAAGCACAAAGAAGTTCAACACCTGGTGGGGGTAAATCTGTATTAGATAACTTACCACCACAACAAGAACAAATTCAAGAGAGTATGGATAAAACAGTATCATTTACTTCTCAAGGAGCAGGAGCGGGTGTTAGTGGATTAAAAACTCAGATGGCACACAAAATGGGATATGGTGATGTTGTAACAAAACCAAATAAAACAGGTCTTGGAGTTCAAACAGGATTACCTGGTTTAGATAGAATTCTAAATAGAGATAATTCTGCACTTGTAAAGAAATTTAAAACTAGATAGGGAGTAAATAATGGCTTATATTCTTGATAAAAAAGTAGTAACCGATACTGAGGAGTTTTCAAATCAGGCATATGGTATCACCTTGCCAGTACAACGAGGTAATACTGGTTATTTTTCTCAAGCGTTTAGTTCATTTGAACAGGCAAAAAGTAATTTAAGAAATTTACTTTTAACAAGAAAGGGAGAAAGATTATTTCAACCAAATTTTGGTTCTGGTATTCATGAGTTATTATTTGAACAAGCAACTAATGACCTTGAATCAAAATTACAAGAAAATATAACAAATAGTGTAAACTTTTGGTTACCATATATAAACATAGATACAATAGATGTAAATATGACTGATGAAATGAAAGATAGATATATTGCAGAAATGAAAGTACAATTTACAGTTGGTAATGTATATGAACCACAAGAAATAACATTTTTAGTTGAGGGATAATAAAATATGGCATTAAATAGTATAAATAGAAACCCAAATGGTGGTAGAGATATTAAGTATCTTAATAAAGATTTTTCTCAATTTAGACAAAATCTAATTGAGTATGCAAAAACTTATTTTCCAACAACCTATTCAGATTTTAACGAAGCATCACCTGGAATGATGTTTATAGAAATGGCATCATATCTTGGAGATGTACTTTCGTATTATACAGATGATACTTTAAAAGAATCGTTAATAACAACAGCAGAAGATAGAGAGAACATAATTGCATTGGCTGAGTACTTGGGTTATAAACCAAAAGTAACTTCTCCAGCGATTGTTAAATTGAGTGTATATCAAACAGTTCCTGTCATTGGTGCAGGTACATCCGAAGTTAGACCCGATGATAGATATTATTTAAGAATACCACAAGGAATGGCAGTAACTGCCACAACTCAAGGACAACGATTTAGAACTACTGAAATGGTAGATTTTGCATCCGAGAATGATAGAGAGGTTTCAATTTATAGAACAGATGATGATGGAGAACCAACTCTTTATTTAATTAAAAAATATGTAAATGCAATATCAGGTCAATTGGTAAGTGTAACTCATAACTTTGGTTCATCTCCTTCTCAATTTTCTAAAATACCTTTAGTTGAAAATAATATAATAGATATTGTAGACGTAAGAGATTCCAATGGAAATAAATGGTATCATGTTCCTTACTTAGCACAAGAAATGGTTTTTTCTGATTACGCAACAAGCGATACAACAGATAAAGAGTTAGCACAATTTAAAGAATCGGTACCAAGTATTTTAAAAACTTTAAAAACAACAAGAAGATTTACAACAAAAGTAAATGCAGATAACACAACAACTCTTGTATTTGGTGCAGGAAACTCAACTTCATCAGATGAACAATTAATTCCAAACTTTAAAAATGTTGGTTTAGGATTAAAATCTTCAATTGATAATTTAGGTGCATCGTTTGACCCATCAAATTTTTTAAAAACAACATCATACGGACAGGCACCAACTGGTGAGTTTACCATTGATTATATTATAGGTGGTGGTGTTGGTTCTAATGTTGGTGTTGGGGAATTAGTACAAATAGATACAATAACTTTTCAAGATGATAGAGAAACATTTACAACAGAAGCAGAAAGACGTTTACTACAACAATGTAAAAATTCAGTAGCATGTGATAACGAAGAATCTGGTACAGGTGGTAAAGGTGCAGATACATCTGATGAAATTAAACAAAACGCATTAGCTAATTTTGGTTCACAAAATAGAGCAGTAACACGAAAAGATTATCAAGTAAGAGCACTTTCATTACCTGCAAAGTATGGTGGAATTGCTAAAGCATATTGTGCACCAGACGGAGAGTTGGATAACAACTCACCAGCTTCTATTCTTACAGATAAAAATTCTTTAGAGGAATTTGTAGGATTGGTAGAACAATTAAAAAATTCAGATTCATCTCAGCAAGAAATTAAAAACAGAGTTGTAAAATATCTTGGTAGTAAAAAGAAAAGCGTAACTGAAAAAAATAATCCATTTGCAATTAACTTATATGTTTTAGGATATAATTCAGATAAAAAACTTTCAACACTAAATCAAGCTATTAAAGAAAATTTAAAAACATATATAAGTGAATATAGAATGTTAACCGATGGTGTTAATATTTTAAATGGATTTATTATTAACATTGGTGTTGAATTTGAAATAAAAGTTTACAATGGATATAATAAAAGACAAGTACTTACAAGAACTCAGATAGAACTACAAAATTATTTCAATATTGATAAATGGGCATTTAATATGCCAATTAATATTTCTGAGGTAGAATTATTAATAGCAGGTGTAGAGGGAGTTCAATCTGTACCAAAATGTGAAATTACTAACAAGTGTTTAGGAAACTATTCACAAAATTCATATAACATATTAGATGCAACTAAAGGTAAAATAGTTTATCCATCTTTAGACCCATCAATATTTGAAGTTAAGTTTCCAAATAAAGATATAAGAGGGAGAGTAGTATAATGTATCATTTTTTAACAGCATCCAAAGATTCAACAATTTATCTTCAACAACCAAGTCAAAATACTGGTAGAGATGAGATATTAGAAATATCTAAAATTTATTATGGTAATTTAAAAGATATTGCTCGTTCTTTAATTAAATTTAATACAACACCACTATCTGAATCTATTGCAAGTGGAGAAGTAACAATGAGTTCTGCAGAACTGCTTTTAACAGAATGTTTAGGAACTGAAATACCAAACGAATATACAATATATGCTTATCCAGTATCACAATCATGGGATATGGGAATTGGTACACGATTTGATAAAATATCAACAGACGGAGTAACTTGGGATAGTAGAAAAACATCTACTTCTTGGTTAGTTGGTTCTGCTTCATTAGAAAGTTCTGGTTCATACAATGGAAAGGGTGGAGTGTGGTACACAGGTTCTTCTGCAAGTCAATTATTTAATTATCAATCAAGTGATATTTCAATGGATGTATCCGAATCACTATCATCATGGATTGATGGAGATTTACCAAAT